TCGGGCGCGCTGACGCTCGAGGGGGCGCTCAGCAGCATCGCTAACAGTACAGAGCGGCTGGCGATGGATAACCAGGCAATCTGGGACAACATCACTAGCAGTCTTGAGGATCAATACCGTACATCGCTAGGCCGCGATGCGAACGCAGAAGATCTCTACTACTGGATGACGCAGATCGAGAGCGGTGCCGTATCGCTTGATCAGGCGTTGCAGTTGATTGCCAGCAGCACCGAAAGTGTCACGCTAGCAACTGCGAGCGGCGTTGAGGCAATGCGCGAACGCGCGCAGTTAGAGCGTCAGTTGCTCACCCTCCAGGGCGATACAGCAGAACTACGCCGCCGGGAACTCGAAGAACTAAACCCCGCGAACCGTGCTCTCCAAACACGTATCTGGAACCTTGAGTACGAGAAAGACGCGCAGGCTGCTGCAAATCGCGCACAACAAGAACGCATCCGTAACCTGGAGCAAGAAGCCCGCGCCATGATGAGCGCTGGGCAAAATATCCGGCAGTTTGTTGAAGGCTTGCAGAATACCGGCGGCGCGGGCGTCTCACCCGAAACGGCGTACCAAAACGCTGAATCGTCGTTCCTGGCGGCTATCTCCACCATCTACACCAGCGATGACGACACGTTGGTACAGGAGACAATTAGCGGCATCACGGGTATGGCTCAGCAGTACCTATCAGCTGCCGAGGCCTACGGTGCCAGCGGCAGCATTTACCAGCAGGCGCTGGGCTTAGTGGAGGGCAGTCTCGACGATCTCGCAGGCCGTTTAGGCAGTGATGAGCTAACCGATATCGACCCTCAGCTACAAGCCATGATTGATCAGCTCCAAACGGTGGCTGGGAATACAGGCCTCTCAGGCCCGCTGGCCAAGCAAGTGCCTCTCGCTCAAACGTTCTCGGAATACTTCGGCGGTTCTGGCTCGCAGAACTATATGTACCGGCAACTGGGCGCGCTCGCGGGCATTGAAGCGGCTATCCGTGACACCGCCGCTAAGGCGGTCGAAGAAAGCACCCCGCAGGGCAGAACGCTGTCAGTTAGTCAAGCCGCTGCCGCGCTTCGGGGCTCGGGAAACTCCCAGCTAGCGTCGCTGTTTAGCAGCTCAAAAAGCACGTCTCAGCATGCGGGCAACTTGGAATACAACTTGGGCGGGCTGCTCAACGGCGAAAGCCGGGGGCTAGTCGATACCGTGACCGCAAGAACCATCGCTAATGCCCTGGACTTCGATGAGTCACGCTACTTTACGCTCAACGAAGATGTGGCCGCTGCAGTGGCCCGTGGTGAATTCGCATCAGGCCTACAGCACTTTGTGAGCCACGGTTTGCAAGAGGGCCGCAAGTTCGCCAACGGTGGCATTTTCGCCGATGGCCAGCTCATGGGTCGCCCGCCAGCCAACTCTTTTGTGGGTAGTTCAACGCTGTTCAATATCGGTGAAATGGGCGAAGCGGGCTGGGAGGCCATTATGCCGGTCTCACCCGCTAGCAACGGCCGTCTGGGTGTCGATGCAACAGGTTTCATGAAGCTGCCTGATCGCCCCATTGAACTTGCTCTGCCTAGGTTCCCGCTGCTCAACAACAACGATGCACTGCAGGTGCAGCGCGACCTAATCCGTGAAAACCAGCAGCTGCGTGAAGACCTGAAGCGCTTAATCAATGCCAGCAACAAGCACCTGGCAGCAGCCAACGTTCAGCGCGGCGCGGCGGCCACTCAGCAGATCGCGGCCATCGAGCGTAGCAATAAGTTCCTAAAACGCATGGAAGACGACAAGCGGTTGGAGGCGGCGAAGCGATGACCTGGACCCTGACCATTCAAGCCCGTGACGCAGAGAACCAGCCGCAAACGCTGCGCTTTAGCCAGGGGATTTACCTGGATGACGACGACCACTTCTACGATCCCCGCATTCAGCAGCCGGGGCTCTATGAAGCAGGGCTCTACGCGGGCCAGCTGCTCAACCAAAGCCGCTCTGGCTATGGTGAAACCACGCTGCTCAACGATGACGGCGGGCTGGACTACCTGGCTGATTATGCGGTGGATGGCCGTGAGATGGTGCTGGCGTTTAACGGCGTGCCGCAAGTCATCGGCACGGTAGCGCGCCTAGCGTTTTCAGATACGGACGTCTCGGTGGTGCTACGCGACCCATTGGAGCCGCTGCGTTCCCCCCATCCGATGGGCACCTATGCCGGCGATAACGTGCTGCCCAATGGGCTAGAGGGCACGCAAGACGACATCGCCGGCGAGCCTAAGCCCATGGTGTTAGGCCAAGCGCGCAACGCTCAGCCGGTACAGGTCAACACGTCGCTGCTCATCTACCAGGTGTCGTCGCTGGCGGACTGCACCATTCAAGCGGTTTACGACAGAGGCGTGGCGCTAACGGATGGCGGCAATTACGCCAGCCTGGCAGACCTACAAAGCACCGCACCGGCGGCTGGCCAATGGCGTGCCTACCAGGGGTATGTCCGCCTGGGCAGCACCGCCACCGGCACCGTGACGGTGGATGCCGAGCAAAGCGACCCGCGTGCCGGGGCCGTTGCTCAAGCACTAGCCACGGCGCGGGGTTACACGCTGCATGCAGACGACGTGGCCACGCTCAACGCCTACGGTGCCGTGCGTTTCTACCTCACGACAGAAACCAACACGCTGGATCTGCTCGACCGCATCGCGGAAAGCATCGGCGGGTGGCTCGCGGTACAGGCCGACCAAGTGTTGCGACTGGGGGATTGGGAAGCGCCCGAACCAACCGATAGCGCCATACGCGACAACGCCATCGAAACCGTAACGCGCAGTGCCACCGGTGCCGGTCCCGGCGGCTTACCCGTGTGGCGGGTCACGGTCGAATGTGACCGTATCGAAACCGTACAAGAGGATCTCGCCGGTAACGTCGACAACGCCCGCCGTGCGCGGCTAGCCAAGCCAACCAGGCGCGTGGTGGCCAGCGATGAAACGGTGCGTGAACGCCATCCCCTCGCCGGTGAGATCACCATTAACAGCGTGCTCGCCAGTTATGCCCAAAGCCAAGCCGTGGCCGATCGCGTACTGCAACTGCTCAGCGTGCGCCGCGATAGCGTGAAGGTAGAAGCCCTGGAGGCCGTGCTGCCCACGGTGGGCGGCAACCTAACGCTGATCACGCCCCGCCAGGGCTATGGCAATGGGCGTGCCATGCGCGTCACCGGTTACCGGCTCAACGCACAAACCGACGAACTATCACTCAACCTGTGGGGCTGACATGGCGCTAGATCCCAACAAAATCGTCCTCTGCTGGCCTAACTACATCGATCAGGCGGTAGTTTCCGGCGGTGCATGGGTACCCACGTTGCCGCTGGAACACGTGCAGGATGATCGCTTTTCCGTCGTCGCAAAAACGGCATCGTTAGACCCTGCTGCTACCCAGTTCTCCATCACGCTGCCTAAGCGTCGTCGGCTGCAGGCGCTCGCGATTGCCGCCCACAACATGACCTCAACGGCCACGGTGCGGGCGCGTGCGTACCGCGATGCGGGGCAAACGGACCTGATCGCCGATACCGGCTGGCAAAACGTCTGGCCCGTTTTGTACGGGCTGGAGGATGTAGTGTGGGGGGACGATAACTTCTGGAACCGCCGCTTATCGGAAGATGACCGCCAGAACTACACCCCGCTGATGACGCTGTTCTTCCCCGAGCGGCTCATCGCTACCAGTGTGCATGTAGAGCTGCTTGACCCCGGCAACCCCGCCGGGGCCATCCTCCTCGGGCGCGTCATGCTCACCGATGTGTGGCAGCCCCGGAAAAACCTGAATTGGGGCGTGAAGCATGGCTACGACACCGGCACGCAAATCACCCGGGCGGGCGACCCCGCCCGCACCGGCTATGCCCGCCGTGTTACGCCCAAGCGCACCGTGATGTTCGACCTGGGCCACCTAACGGAAGACGAAGCGTTTCTGCGGGTCCATCGGTTACAGCGCACCCAGGACGTGGTGGGCGAGATCCTCTACCTCTGGTCACCGGTGCAGTCACCCACCAACTTTGCGCGCACCATGATTGCCCAGCAAACCGAGCTGAACGGCATCAACTACCCGTACTACGCGAACTTTGAAAATTCTATGTCACTGCTGGAGATCCTATAAATGGCCTCAGTTACGTTCCCTGAAGAGCTAGGCGGCAACGGCCAGACCTACACGGATGATGCAGACCCGAACACCGGCCTGGATGGCCTGGGCTATACCATCCGTTTCATCCCGTGTTTACAGCAGGCGGTAGCGATGGGGCTATCGGCCAAGAACGATGCCCAAGCCGCCGACGGTTTTGTGCAGCAGTGCCAAACACTGCGCCAAGAGACCGCCACGGATCGCCAAGCCGTGGCCGAAGACCGTGCCGCAGTAGAGCAGCACCTGCAGGACGCCCAGGCACGCATCGGCACCACCCAGGCGCTGATCGACGCCCGCGACACCGCCGTAGCGGCTCAAGCCGGTGCAGAAGATGCCGAGACAGGCGCCGTGGCAGCCCAAACCAGTGCCGAAGCCGCCCGCGATGCCGCATTGGTCAGTGGGCAAGTCTATCCCGACACGAGCGCAGGCCTGACCGCCACCAGCGACGGGCAGTACTTCAAAACCGTGGCCGCCAATCAAGCAGGCTTTCTCACCCTATGGCGCAATAACGCCGGTGTCGCAACGGAAATCGAGACCTACCCCAGCCTCACCGGCATTGCCCAAGCGCTGGAGCAAGCCAACCGCAAACAAACCCGCCTAGCGCGCTCGCTTCAGCGCCTAGGCGACCGCGGCCAAACCCTCCACAGCGACTTCGACCTAGACGCCCACGGCTTAGGCACCGCCCTAGTGGGCGGCGTGCAGGATGCGTTGGATAGTGGAGAATTGTGGACGACGATTCGCGAAACGCCCACGTTGGCGTACCAGCACACCGCCGATGGCGCTCTGAAATACGTTGAAGTGCCGCCGAATGTGCTGGCGAGGGAGTACAATCCAGAAACGGGGCGGTACCAGTTGCAGTCGCCCGCCGAGGTGACGAATTTAGTCATCGCATTTAAGACAGATCCAGTCGACACATCCGGGCTGACGACTGCACCCGCAGGCAGCGGTGCGCTATTGTCAGTCGTTAATGATAGCGAAAACATTGATAGATCAAGCTTGAGCGAGATAAACGCCACCGGTGCTGTTTACAAACTCGATAACTCTGCTGGTACATCCAATATCTACGCGGTTTTATCACAACTTGACGATGAAGCGGCTGCTTACGCAATTTCAGTCTTTGTACGAGGCACTACGAACAGCTCAGAAACGCTAGTTAACGTTCGTAATGATGCACAAGCCGGACAAGCGTATGATATGCCGTCTTCCTATACTCGACTGTCTTTTATATCGAACTCAGGTGCAGGCCAGCAAGCATGGCTACAAGCTAGGCCAGGACAGACCCTTTGGTTCGTAATGCCGCAGGTTGAAAAAGGTGAATCAGTATCAGCCCCAGTACCTGGCAATATAAGCGCACCAGTAACTCGCTCAAGCGACTTCATTAGCCGTGAAAACACGGTGGAATTCAATGCTCGTAAAGGCACTTATTACTGGGAAGGACGTTATACAACCCCTTCGGTTGTGTCAGAGGTATCGGTGCTAAGGGTTTGCATAGATCCATTGGTT